CCGACCACGCGGGCACCCTTCACGGTGAGCATGTCGGCCTTCTTTGACCCGTCGCTCAGCTGGTGGGCGACGGTGCGCAGCGCGCAGGCGGGTGGCACGCCGGTCGGATTCCGGCTCGCGCAGCCGTCCGGAAACCGCACGGTGTGCAACGGCTACTGGACCCTCGCCGAGGTGCCGGTGGTCGCCCGGGACCAGCCGGTCACGCACGCGATCGACGTCGCGTTCGCGGTTGACGCTACGCCGTACGCGACCTGATGGATATCGCCGACATCCAGCGCCGCGCCGCGGCGGCGCGCGAGTTCGAGCACGCGGTCGGGGAGCGCCGGTTCCGCCTGCGCATTCCGACCGCGCACGAGGCACAGGTGGAAATGCTGCGCGCAGGCGGCGGCAACCCGTCCAGCGAGATGGTCGCGCTGGCCGTGATGCACCGCGCCCTGGTCGAGCGGGCGGTAATCGGCTGGTCCGGGGTGACGACTGCCGACCTCCTGCCGGAGGAGAGCGCGGCCACCGAGACGGTCGAGTACGCGCCGGTGCTGGTGCCGCTGCTCCTCGATGCTCAGCCGACGCTGGCGTTGGATCTGGCGGAGGTACTGGTGCAACGTACGGCCGCGCGGACCGCGCGGATCGAGGCTGCCCGAAAAAACTGACGGCGCGCGTCGAGTGGCAGAAAACCCGAGCCGAGGCAGCGAAGTTCGCCGTCGGAGGGTTCGGCGACCTAGTCGAGGCGCCCGGGGCGCCTGATGAGCTCGAAGCGCGCGCGCTGCACTGCTGGAACTTCATGGGCGGGTGGAGGCCGGAGCGGCTGCCGGTCTACCTCGCCTTGTACGAAACGGATGACCCCGGCGCCCTCCTCGAGGTGGCCCAGGCGATCCGCGATGCTCAGGATGCCCAGCGCTGATGCTCACGGTATCGGTCAACGACAACCTCACGCTGGCCGCCAGCCGGTTGGCCGGCATCCAGGCGCAGATCAAGGACGTGGCCATCGCGCGGGCGCTCAACCGGACGGCAGTCACCGTTCGGGCGTCCGCGGCCCGCGAGATCAGCCGCGAACTGGGCGGGGCGATCAAGGTCGGGCAAGTGCGCAAGGCGATCCGGCAGCGCAATGCCAGCCGGGACCAGCTCGCGGCGGTGCTGACGGCAACCGGCCGGCGCATCATCCCTCTGTCTGCCTTTCGCCCGCGCCAGACCGCGGCCGGGGTCACGGTGCGTATCGGGTCGCGGTCGGTGTCGGTCCTTGGCGCGTTCATTACCCGATCGGGCGCGGTGCGCATGCGGACGCCGGACTGGAAAGCGGCGCTGTACGACCAGGTGCAGCGACGGCGCCGCCGTATCGCGCGCGGTGATGTGCCCGACTTCCCGATCGCCCAGCTGTTCGCGCCCGGCGTGCCGGCAGTATTCGTGCAACCGGCGATCCTGAACGCGCAAGAGCAGCTCGCCCGGGAGCGGTTCGGCGTCGAGTTCGAGCGTCAGCTCCGGTTTGCCCTCACGAAAGGCTGAGCATGGCCACCGAAGCGTCGATCGTCATCTCTGCGCAAGACCGGTTCAGCCAGGTCTTTGGGCAGGCTACGGCCGGGCTGGGGCGGCTGCAGGCGTCTGCAACAGCGCTGTCCGGGGCTCTGGGGGGTATCGCCGCTGGGGGCTTTGTGGGGACGTTGGGCGCGATGGTGCGCTCGACGATCAACCTGGCCGACGAGCTCAACAAACTGGGCCAGCGCACCGGTATTGCGGTCGAATCGCTGTCGGCGATCCGCAACGCGGCCGAGCTGGCGGATGTCTCGACCGAAGAGTTCACGACCGGCATCCGCAAGCTGAACCTGGCGTTGATCGAGGCGCAGGACGGAACGACGCGCACGGCCGCCATCTTTCGCGCGCTGGGGGTCGATACGACGCGAGGTGCCGAAGTGGCGCTGCGCGGGATCTCCGCGGCGTTCGCCCAGCTCCCCGACGGCGCCGCGAAGGCGGCGGTGGCGACCGAGATCTTCGGCCGCGCCGGCGAGAAGCTGATTCCCCTGCTCAATGGTGGGACATCAGCGCTGGATCAGGCGCGGGCGTCGGCCGAGCGCTTCGGGACCCTGATCGGCGGCCGGCTGGCGGCCGACGCTGAAGCGTTCAACGACAACCTCACGAAGCTGCGGCAATCCGCCAGTGCCCTGGGCGTGGCGGCGGCAAACCAGCTGGTGCCGAGTCTCGTGACGATCAGCGACAACCTCGTCCGAGCCCGCGATCGCGGCAACCTGTTCATCCAGACGCTGCGCGAGATCGACAAGCTGGTGATCTCGGCCTTCGGCGGCGTCGAGAACCTGTTGACCGGCGGCGGGGGGTTCTTTGACCGGCGCGCAGCCGCGCAGTTCCAGTTCTACGCGAACCGGGAGAACCCGGCCAACGTTGCGAGCGGCACGATCACCCGTCCCGAGATGGGGCCGCTCATGCCACCTGGTCGGGCCCCGGATCCCGCCGCGTTGTTGCGCGCGCTTGGCGGCAATAGGCCGGCCGGCAGCAGCGGGCGAGCGGGCATGACGTTCGAGGAGCTGATGGCCATGGGTGCGGCGCGGCGCATCGCCGTGCAGGACGCCAACGAGGCTGCCTTCAACGCCGACGCCGACCGGGAACAGCAGGCGCTGCTGGAGTTCTATGCCGACCTCGCGATCGCCCAGCAGAACCGCATCGACCTTGCGCTGCAGGAGGGCGAGCGCGCCGGGGACGCGATGGTGCGCGAGGCGGAAGCGATCAAGGACCGGCTTGATCCGACGCGCGAGTACATCCGTCAGCTTGAGCGGATCTCCGAGCTGCAGGCGCAGGGCCTGCTCAACGATCGCGAGGCGCTGGCTGAAACCAACCGGTTGGCCGAAGCGCTGAGGCGCGCAGGCAAGGCATCGGAGGATTCAATCGATCTGGCGCGCAGCCTCGGGCTGACATTCGCCTCGGCGTTCGAGGCGGCCATCGCTGGCGGAAGGGGGTTCCGCGACATTATCGGTAGCCTTGAGCAGGACCTGCTCAAACTGGGCACGCGCAAGTTGATCACCGAGCCTTTGTTCAAGAGCCTGCAAGGCCTCTTCGGCGGTGCCAAAGACGGCGGCGCCAAAGACGGCGGAGGCTTCGGCGACATCTTCGGCTCGATCCTCGGCTCGATCAGCTTCGGCGGGACCCGGGCACTTGGCGGGCCGGTGGCCTCTGGCATGGCCTACCTGGTCGGGGAGAGGGGGCCTGAGCTGTTCATGCCGCGCCAGTCCGGGCAGATCGTTCCCAATGGCGCGCTGGGTGGCGGGACTGTGGTGTTCAACATCTCGACCCCCGACGTAAGCAGCTTCCGCGCGTCCCAAGGGCAGCTCTATGCGCAAGCCTCGCAGGCGATGAGCCGCGCGGCGCGAAGGAACGGCTGATGGCGTTCATCGAGACACCGCGGTTCCCGGAGAACATCAGCCGGGGCGCCTCTGGCGGACCTGGCTATCAGACCGACGTGGTCGTGGTGGCGTCAGGCCACGAGAAGCGCAACATCACCTGGCCGCTCGGCCGTGCCCGCTACGACGTCGCTCACGGCGTGCGTACGCAGGTCCAGATGGACGCGCTGGTGGCGTTCTTCCGGGCCATGAAAGGCCGCGCGCACGGGTTCCGGTTCAAAGACTGGGCCGACTTCCAGTGCACGTCGGCGCAGGGTGTACTGGGCACCGGCAACGGCACGGGTAGCCCGACGTATCAGCTCGGCAAGGTCTACGCGGCTGGCGCCCTCAACGAGATCCGCAGCATCCAGAAGCCAGTGGCGGGACAGGTAGCCATCCAGCGCAACGGGTCCCCCGTGACGTTTGGCACCGGCGCAGGGCAGGTGGCGGTGGACACGACGACCGGCATCGTCACGTTCGTTGCGGACGCACAGGCCTCCGCCTCGTCCATCACAGTCGGCGCGACCACCACCGTGGTGCTGGCGACCAACCCGGGTCCGCTGGTGGCCGGCCAGCGACTCTGGCTGTCGGGCTTCACCGGCGCAGGCGCCGCTTTGGTGAACAACCTCGCGCACACGATCAACAGCATCACGGGCTCGGGGCCGTTCACCTTCGTTCTGGCCACGAACACCGCCGGCGCGACGATCACGCTGGGGGCCGGCATCGGCCGCGACTTCCCGCAGGTGGCAGACGCCCTCACGTGGAGCGGCCAGTTCGACGTGCCGGTGCGGTTCGACATCGACCAGATGGCGGTGTCGATCGAGTCGTTCCAGCTGTACAGCTGGGGGCAGATCCCGCTGGTGGAGATCCGTGTCTGATGTTGACCCTGTCCCCAGCCTATGCCAGCCACCTCGCGGGCGACGTCACGGAACTTGCGACCTGCTGGCGGATCACCCGACGCGACGCCGCGGTCTTCGGGTTCACTGATGCCCCGTTCGACATCACCGTCTCCGGCATCCTCTACCAGGCTGCGCTCGGGTACTCGGCCACCGACGTGTCCACCAGCGGGGACCTGGCGGTCGATAACCTCACCCTCCAGGGATTCATCGACAGCCCGTCCATCACCGAGTCGGACCTGATGGCGGGGCTCTGGGATTTCGCCGAGGTCGAAATCTTCGAAGTGGTGCGCAGTAACCTGTCTGCGGGGATCCGGCGTCTGAGGCGCGGCCGCATCGGGGAGGTACAGCTCGGTCGTACGGTGTTCGAAGCCGAACTGCGGGGTCTCGCGCAGGCCTTCACGCAGTCGCTGTGCGAGCTGACGTCGCCCACCTGTCGGGCCACGCTGGGGGACACCCGCTGCGGTGTCGCGCTCGGCCCGCTTACCGTGACCGGCACTGTCACGAGTGTCACCAGCCAGCGAGTCTGGACTGACAGCTCGCGCGCGGAAGTGGCTACGTGGTTCACGTTCGGTCGGGTGACCTGGACGTCGGGAGTAAACGCGGGGTACGCGATGGAGGTGAAGACGCACGCGGCTGGCGGCGTGATGACGCTCGCGTTGCCCATGCCATACGCCATTGCGGTGGGCGACGCCTACAGCCTGGTGCCGGGGTGCGACAAACTGCTCACGACCTGTCGCGACAAGTTCTCGAACATCGTGCGTTTCCGGGGAGAGCCGCATCTGCCCGGGCAGGATGCAATCCTGCGAGGGCCGTGATGATCAGAGCGCCCCTCGTCATCGCCGAGGCTCGGCGGTGGATCGGTACGCCTTACCAGCACCAAGCGCGCTGCCTTGGCGCGGGCGTCGACTGCGCGGGGCTGGTGATTGGGGTTGGCCACGCGCTCGGTCTGCTGGACGTCGACTACCGCGACTACGGACAGCTTCCGCATCAAGGCTTGTTGCGACGGCTGTGTGATCAGCACCTGCAGCGGCTGGACGCGGCGGAGCCCGGGTGCATCCTGCTGATGGGCTGGGTAGCCGAGCCCGGCCAGGAGCAGCACCTCGGGATCCTGACCGACGCGGATACGCTGGTGCACGCCTACGCTCAGGCAGGTGGCTGCGTGGAGCATCGCTATTCGAGCGCGTGGCAGGCGCGCACCCGGCAGTGCTATCGGTACGTGGGAGTCGTCTGATGGCTGTTCTCGCGCTTGCAGTGGCTGGTGCTGCTCTGGCGCCAGTGGGATATGCAGCCGTCGGCTGGACGGTCGGACAGATCGTCGGTCAGATGCTGTTTCCGGGGCGGGTGCCTGATCAGGTCGGGCCCCGCGTCGGCGATCTGCGTGCCCAGCAGTCGCAGTACGGCGCTGCGATCCCGTTGCTCTACGGGACCACGCGCGTCGCTGGGAACGTCATCTGGTCGACTCCGCTGCTCGAGACGGTCAATACCGCCCAAGTCGGTGGCAAAGGCGCCCCGTCGCAGTCGCAGACCACCTACAGCTACCGCGTGTCGATGGCCATCCTGCTGGGCGAGGGGCCACTGCTCGGGGTTCGACGGATCTGGGCGGACGGGCGGCTCATCTACGACGTGGGCGCAGGCGCCGATGTGCTGACTGCGATGGCGTCCAACGCGCTGGGGCAGGGCATCACGTTCTACCCGGGCTCAGAAACCCAGTTGCCAGACCCCACGATGGAGGCATTTCTTGGCGTTGGCAATGTGCCGGCGTATCGGGGCCGGGCGTATCTCGTTTTTCAGGACCTGCAGCTTGAAGCCTACGGTAACCGTCGGCCGAACATCACCGCCGAGGTGGTTTCAAGCGGTACGCGCACAGCGCAGCAAACCTATGTGACGCTGCCCGCCTTGAACAGCAGCTACTGGTCTTTGGCGACCGACGGCGAGCAGCTGCTTGCATTGAATTTTGGTGCGCCTGCGGCTGTCTCGCGTTCTTTCGACGGGCAGAACTGGAGCGGGACTGTCCAGCTGCCTGGGTTCAACAATGGGTTCTGCGTATTCTGGGGTAACGGGGTGTGGGTCAGCCTCGTTACTAACGGCATATGCTGGTCAGAGGACGGCGCGGCCTGGACGTTAGTGCCCACCACGTCCGGAGCGCTGACGCAAGGGCAGGCTGTCGCATGGAATGGCGTGCGCTTCGTGGCCGTTGGGCCAAACGCGACATGGTCGACGTCTAGCGACGGAAGGACGTGGAGTTCGCAACCGTCGCCATTCTCTGGGAAGTCATGGATAGGAATCGTCTGGAATGGTGCCGTCTGGGTGGCTCTGGCGCAGGACGGAACCACTGCGGTCAGCGTTGATGGGTTCGGGTGGTCCCTCGGATCGATTCCGTTTGGAAGCAGCTGGAGTTCAATCGCCTCTGCGGGACCGCACATTATTGCTGTGCAGAGTTCCTCTGGCAGCGCGGCGCGGTCGACAGATGGCAGTTCGTGGACGCTGATTGCCACGCCAGGAGGGGGCTACGACAGCATTCTGTGGGGTGGCGACTACTACCTCGCTGTTCGTTCGGGAACTGCGAACGCGATTGGGCGATCTTTTGATGGCGTTACCTGGGACGGGTTTAGCGCGGCGGAGTCTCGTCCCTTGAATAGCCTGGCAGTTCGCAATGGCACGTTTTATTGTCTTGCGAGAGCAGGTTCGCCAAATCAACGAGCGGTCACGCTGCGGCTCGACGTTTTGACGCCGGTTGCCGTTTCTTTGTCATCGGTGGTGTCCGACCTGTGTCAGCGTGCCGGACTCCAACTCTCGGACATCGACGTCACGGCGCTGAGCGCGGACTCTGTCGACGGGTATGCGATCGGGCAGCAGATGTCTGTTCGCGGCGCACTGGAGACGCTCCAGCGCGCGTTCTTCTTTGACGCAGTCGAGTCCGACGGGAAGCTTGCCTTCCGGAAGCGCGGTGGGGCGCCCGTGGCGGCGATCGCGCCGGGGGACCTGGCAGCGGCGGCCAGCGGAGA